CATTTCGGCGTAAACCCATCTGCCGTACAGTTTTGGGAGAAAAAAGGCTTTGACCGAAACTGGTCTACAGAGGAGCAGGAAGCATGGAGAAAGGCTTACACTGCCGACAGAATTGTAGAGCCGCCGCTGGCAAAGCCGAAACCTGACGAGCCAAAACCGGCAAAGACTGCCGCGCCTCCCGTTGACTACAAAGAAGCGCGCACCGCCAAGCTTCAGAAGGAAATTGAGCGACTTGATTTAATAATCAAACGCGAAAAGGGCGAGCTCGTATTGGCAGACGAAATGCGCGAGACAGCCACTCGCGTGGTGGCAGTCTGGTGCTCTGAACTAGATGCGCTGGTTGGCGACCTGCCTGGACAATTGGCTGGATTGACCGAGGCTGAAATCCAGCCAAAGCTCCGAAGCCGAATTGAGCTTCTGAAGAGCAACGCACGGGAGGGCTTTGCGAGCCTATGAACCCAATTTTGGATGGTTCACGAACCGGCATCCGCCTCGCGTACACCGGCGACCCGCTGGACTGGATGGAGCAGAACGTCCGCTTCCCGCACAGCTCCAGAAGCACACATTTTGACCGCAGCACCGCGCCTTGGTGGAATGCTGTGTTTGCTGACTTTGCGGACCCTTCTTGTCGCCAGACTTTTGTGCAAGCTTGCACTGGGGCCGGAAAGAGCACGGCACTAGAGGCTCTAGTATGCTGGGCAGTGGCTCAACAGCCTGGGCCGATGCTTTCCATCACTCAGACCGACGCGACCAGCGCGGAATGGATGGAGACGCGACTCAAGCCGGTGCTCGGGGCGTGCGAACCGCTGCGTGGGCTAATGCCGAGCAACCGGCATCACGTCAAAAAAGACGGCATTTACTTTCCTCACATGCCCTTAATGTTAGGCGGGGCAAACACCAGCAACGCTCAAGAAAAATCCGTGCAGGTTCTGTTTTTGGATGAGTGCTGGCAGTACAGCGACCTCATTACCCAGTTCAAAAAACGGCTCCATGACCGATGGAACGGCTACGCGCTTTTGACCAGCCAGAGCTTTGAGGAACCTCATCAACTAACCGAGGAGTGGAGATCGGGCGAAGAGTTTCAATGGTGCCATCGGTGCCCGAAGTGCGATGAATGGGTCAAACCTGCTTGGGTAGACATCAAATACGACGAAGCCAAAAACGAGAACGGCGAATGGAACTGGGGCGCACTTGTCAAAACTGTCCGGCATGAATGTCCGCACTGCGGGCACGTTACTCCTGACACTACCGCAGCCCGCCGGGGATTGACTCAGCGCAGTGAATGGAGATCGGAGGGCAATGACCACGTGGAAGGCTACCGATCTCGGCGCGTTTCGGCTCAATCGGTCTACTGGATTCGCTGGGCCGACCTTGTCATTCAATGGTGCCAAGCTTCCGACGCCCGGCATCTTGGAGTGCTGCAACCGACCAAGGATTTTAGGATGCAGAGGCTCGCAGAACCGTGGAAGCAGGAGGAAGAACTGCCGGCGCTGGAACTAGAGGCTTCCGAGTATTTTGTAAACGAATGGCAAGACGGGCGACCGATGCCGGACGAGGCCGCTAGGGTATTCACGGTAGACTGCCAGCAGGACCATTATTGGGGCATCGTGCGCGTTTGGTTAAAGAACGGGCATTCTCGGCTTTTGTGGGCTGGGAAGATTTTGACCGTAGATCAACTTCGAGAAATACAGACCAAGCTAAAAGTGCCAGACAAGAGGACGCTGCTAGACGCTGGAAACTCGTTTCATGGCCGCATTTACGACACTTGTGCAAAGTTTGGATGGACTGCTTTGGTAGGCCGCGCCGAAGATCACTTTACGGTTAGAGGACAGGACGGCAAACCCATCCGCCGCTATTACTCTGCCCCGGATCGCGTGGTCGCGCCTACCACTCGGGACGCTGCTGGCAAAAGAGTCTTTGTCACTTTTTTCTATTGGTCGTCTGATCCCATCAAAGACATTCTCGCAAATTTGCGCAACACTGGCTCGCCGGTGTGGGAGTTTCCTCAAGACGCTCCGCCGGAGTATGTGAGGCATCTCAACTCAGAGCGCAAACGGGCAACCGTAGACAAACGTAGCAAGAAAACGCGGCTAAGGTGGACCGCTACAGGCAGACCAAACCACATGTGGGATGCTGAAGCGATGAACGTGCTGGCCGCTCAGATTCTCGGCATCTTGCCAGATATGGTTTCTGCTGCACCAGAGGTTGACGAACCGCAAAAGCCAGAGTAATTTTAAGGCTCACCCAAACACGAAAAGGGCGGGTGGCGGAAAAACTGCCCGGCTCCACGTGTGTGGATGTCCGGGCTTTTCCTTGCTCTGATGCCGCTAGATAGATGGCTCCCGATCAAAAACTGCTGCTGCAAGTGTTCTTAACTAGAGACGTGGCAGAGCTTCGCGCCATCGTTTCGCAGAAATTTGACCTGGTATCTGCGGGAAAAAGCTCTCTCGTTTCCAGCTCGATTGACGGCGCAGCTTTCCAATTTAATGTGGGAGGCACACTAAGCCCGCTAGACGTAATGATGCTGGCTCAGATGGCGCTAAACTACAAAGCCGCAGGCATTAACGCGCCAGTGCGCAGGACTCAAGCGTTCTTTATATGAGTTTTCTTGACCGAGTAAAAAACTTGATGGGATTTAAAGGCCCAAAAGTGCAAGCGGCGTACGACTCTTACCGCAGGCAGCGTCTTATTGAGGGCGGTGTATGGGGCGAACCGTATTGGAGGACGCACACTCAGAGCATTTCCAAGGAGTTAAACGTCTCAGAGTGGCGCACGCTCAACTCGGCGGCGCGCAAACTTTACTGGAACAACGGGCTCGTTAATGCCGCGATTGACCAAAAAAGCATGCTGTCCGTAGGCATGGCTATGCGTCCCATATTTGTTGGCGACGATAAAGAATGGGGCAAACAAGCCGAGGCAATGCTTTTGGACTGGTTTCAGATTGCATACATTGACGGGAAAAGCTGGTGGGAGGGGCTCCGACTAGAGTCCACCGCCATTGACCGCGAAGGCGATTTGTTGACCATCCTGACAACTGCGCAGACTGGTTACCCTCAACTCCAGCAAGTGCCCTGGCACCAGATTGGAAGCCGAGTAGATGACGGCATTTTGCAATCTGGCCGCTACCGTGGACTGCGGATTTACAATGGCGTCATCCTTTCCAAAACCAACCGTGCTGTCGCTTATCGTGTCCTGGGCGAATCATTGGATGGGTCTGAGGACAGGGATATTCCAGTGCAATCTGCAATGCTGACAATGGACCCGCGTGAGGTGGACCAAGTTCGCGGCATCTCCGCATTTGCCCCAGCAATTCGCGATCTGTTGAGCCTTAAAGACCTTGGTGACGACATCCAGTCTGCGTCCCGTATGGCTGCAAAGATTGGGCTTTTGGTGACCAACCAACAAGGCATGGCGGATGCTTCTGACGCGTACCAAGCACTAAGTGACAACGTTATTCCAAATTGCGCACCGGGGCTTCGGATTACGCCGATGGCTGGTGGCCGAATTGAATACTTGCAAGCCAATGCTGGCGAGTCCATCAACCAGATCGACGCAAAGATTCCGACTGAAGCGCAGGACCGTTTGCAAGAGCGACTCATCCGCAACGCACTACTGGCTGCACAGTGGCCGCCTGAGTTTGGCTGGGACATGTCGAAATTAGGCGGCGCTTCCGCCAGAATCGTGTTGGAGCAAGTCAACCGCATCACGTCTGAACGGCACGCTTACCTAGCCGCATTTTGCAAACGCCGGTGCGCCTACGCGATTGCCAAGTTTGTGGAGATGGGCATTTTGCCAGAGTATCGGGGAACCGATCGGAACCGGGGCGGTGCGTATCAGTTCCGGTTCACCGAACCGGCTCGCTTAACCGCCGATTCCGGCTACGCTTCCCGCGACGCCATCGAGGCTTACCGTGCGGGAATGCGCAGCATGACTGACATTCTGGCTTCCGGCTCCAAGACATTGGAGGAGCACCTTGATGAGGTTGAGCGCGAGGAGTTGGAGATCAAAAAGCGCGTTGAACGCTCTGGGCTGACTCGGGACGTATTTGGACTTTTGACCCCGAACGGAAATCCTGCAACATCGGTGCAAGAATTATGAAGTTTCAACGCATCATCGAACAGGTTTTTTATCGTCCGTGGCTGATCACTCCCGGCGGCTACGCAGCCGTCCGCAAACTTGTTGAGGGCAGGCTAGTGCGCGCCAATGGTGACGACTACGAAAAAATGACGGGCATGATGTCCCAACGCGAGCCCATGGAGATTGACGGGCAGGGGATTGCTCACATCTGCATCGAGGGCACTCTTGCCAAGGGCATAAGCGCGATTGAGGCGTGCTGCGGCGCGTGGGATTACGAGTGGGTCGCTGAAGACCTTGAGTCCGCGATGGAAGCCAATGTCCGTGGCGTGCTGTTGGAGATCAATTCCCCAGGTGGGAGCTGCTCGGGATGTTCAGAGATTACTGACCTGATCCAGTTTTTGAAGGTTCCAATCGTGGCTTACTCGGACGACACCGCCTGCTCTGCGGCGTACAATATCGCAGTCAGTTGCGACAAAGTTTTTGGCTCCATTGGATCAACCTGGGGCTCAATCGGAACGATCATCCCTTGGGTGGACCAGTCCGCAATGTTTGCAGAAGAGGGGCTTGTGTGGGACCCAATTACCTCAGGCCCACTAAAGGGCGCAGGGATGGGACCGTCTCTAACTCCAGCACAGCGCGCAAGCCTCCAACAGCTTGTGGATGACTCTTTTGCTCAGTTCCGCGACAACGTGTTGCGCAACCGCCGCGTGGCCGATGAGTTTATGACCGGGGCCGCCTATTTGGCTCCTAGGGCAAGGGCTGCGAATTTGATTGACGGCATCGGAAACCAAGAGCTTGCGTACGCAGAATTACTTGGTATGGTAGGCGCGTAGGTTGTTTCATTTGTTGTTTGGCCCGCTGGAGAGTGCATGCTCCAGCGGGCTTTTTCTTGCTCCGAATTGTGTAGGTATATGGAGCTTCCATCAACACTGACCGATGCGCTGGCCGCGCTATCTGCCGCGCAGGCAGACGTTGCCGCGCTTAACGCTCTCTCCGCAGAGCACACCGCGCTTGT